CTCGCCAGATCCCATGGGTGTGTACTACTCTGGCGGCGACCCGGATAATTTATGGACGCTTCCCTATGCGCCGCTTGATGGACTGCATCCCAGCCCCGCTGGCTATATCGTCCTCGCGCAACTGATCTACGATGCGTTGCAGAACGGCAATGAAAGCCAGATGGCCGGTTTCAATGCCGGGTACGCGCTGGCCGCCAACATGGGAAACTCCTTCTACGGCATCGGGACCGGGCGGCTGGACACGACCGGTTTTCGCAATACCGCACTCGGCTACGACACGTTTTCTTACAACACGACCGGATATGCGAACTCCGTATTCGGCTCGGCGGCGATGCACTCGAACGCCACGGGCACGTTCAACACCGCCATGGGATATTCGGCGCTGTTCACTATCAGCACCGGGAGCAACAGCACCGCATTCGGCGCCCAAGCGCTCTTCGCCGCGGTGGGCCTGCTCGGACCGAACGATGCTTTCGGCTCCAGCGCCGGTGCGGCGATCACAACCGGATACCGCAATGCGGCGTTCGGCAACTTGGCGCTCGGCGAGACGACGACGGGCTACAGCAATTCCGCATTCGGCTTCAACGCGCTGCTGACCAACAAGACCGGCACCGACAACACTGCCGTCGGCCAAGCGGCGCTCTATGACAATACCGCCTCGCAGAACACGGCGGTCGGGAGCCAATCGCTGCAGGTCAACACGACGGGCACGTTCAACGCGGCCGTTGGATTCCAATCGCTGTGGTCGAACACAACCGGGAGTTCGAATACGGCCCTCGGTTGGTCTGCGCTTCTTTTCAATACGACCGGATCGCGCAGCACCGCAGTCGGCTACGGAACGCTGGCGCGGGTCACGACCGGAACGGACAATAGTGCATTCGGTTATTCGGCCCTGAACCAGGGCACCGGATCGTTCAATGACGCCTTCGGCAGTGCTGCCCTCATATCGAGCACGACGGGGACGCGGAACGATGCCTTCGGCTATCAGGCGGCAACAACGATCACGACCGGACATGACAATGTGGCGTTTGGCTACCAAGCACTCGGCATATCGGTCACGGATAGCCAGAACACGGCGATCGGTCCCAATACCCTCTATGACCTCGCGGGTGGCAGCAGCAACACCTGCGTCGGATTCGACACATGCCGCGGGCTTGCCACTGGCTCCAACAATACGGTGCTCGGTGCCCAGGTCACCGGACTAGGCGCCGCGACTGCGGGCAACGTCATCCTTTCTGATGGTGCCGGCACTATCAGGGCGCGCTACAACGCTACCAATTGGACGCTATCTGGCGGCCCGGTGATTGCCTCTGACGCCACGGCAGCGACATCGACCTCGACCGGGTCGCTGCAAGCAGGCGGCGGCCTCGGCGTTGCTGGCGCCGGTTGGTTCGGTGGACTGATCAATTCCGCGTCTTCGGTTACCGCGTGGAGCGGCACCGCGATCCCGGCCGGCGGAACCACCGGGACTTGCATCCTTATATCCTCTACCGCAAATTTTGGTATTTGCTTCGGATCAAACGCACCGACGCTGAGTGCGGCGAAAGGTTCGATCTATCTACGCAGCGACGGCACCCAGAATAACCGGCTCTACATCAACACCGATGGCGGCACGACCTGGACCGCGTTTGCGACAACATCGTGGCTGCTCGAACGTGATCTTGGCCACGACAACGACGACTATCATCCGCTCGGCTTGGCCATGACAGGCTGATATTTTGTCCGAAGGAGGCACCGGCTCGGCACCGGAATTTTCAACTTCGGTGCGTCCTTTTTGTGAAGGCGCTGGGAGTAAGCTAAATGTTGACATTGGAGATGATGCGCCGCCGTTGGCCGCACGGCGACCAGCACGTGCCCGGACTAATTGAAGGCATCGTCACTTCGGCGACTGGCGTGCTCGATCGCTACGGCATTCTAGCAAAGCCAGCGCTCGTGCTCGCCCACGCTATGGGGCAATTCTCTGAGGAATGCGGCTGCGGCCTGGAAATGATTGAAAGTTTGAATTATACCGCCGCGCGGCTGCGGCAGATATTTCCAACGCATTTTACGGCGAGTATGGCAGCGCGGTGGGCACACAATCAAAAGATGATTGGCGAGATCGCTTACGGCGGCCGAATGGGCAACGCGCCGCCACCCAGCACCGATGGCTTTGACTTTCGCGGTGCCGGGTTGTCGCAGGTGACCGGGCGCGAGGGCTTCACGCGGCTCCAGAAGAAGCTGGACGAGATGAAGGCCGGCTTTAACGTTCTCGAAAATCCCGAATTGATCACCGATCCCGAGCATACCTTCGAGTGCGGCATCGCTGACTGGATTGTGTGCGGGTGTCTCCCTCACGCGGAGCATGATGACACGCTCCGCGAGACGCGCGCTCTTAACGGCGGCACGAACGGCCTCGGCGAGCGGCAACGGCAGATTGCATTGTGGAAGAGAGAACTGATGTCATGATGCTTAAGCCCTCCGACAGGTGAAAAGGATGGCCGTAGACAGCAACGCCATCGCCAATCAGGCAATCCAGTTCATGGGCGACAATCAGCCGCCGGTAACTGGACTTTCCCCGACGTTCGATAACTCGCCCGCTGGAATCGCGCTCCAGAGCCTCTATGCTCCTACCGTCGCGACAATCGCCCGACAATGGGAGTGGGATCTTGCTCGTAGCAGCATCGCGCTTGTGCTTTCCGGCAATGTCGCGCCGCTTCCTTGGGCGATCGAATATCTCTATCCCCCGAATGGCATCGAGGTGTGGCAACTCGTGCCGTCGGCCTTGGTCGATGTCAATAACCCGCTGCCCATCAACTGGAACGTCGGCAATGCCATCGTTCTCGGTTCGCAGGCAAAGGTGATTTGGACAAATCTCGCTGCGGCGCGTTGCGTCTACAACAACAATCCGACCGAGGCCACTTGGGACCCGCTGTTCCGTGAGGCGGTGGTTCGATTATTGGCGAGCGAACTCGCGATGGCTATCGCCGGCCGGCCAGACAGCGCCCAGGCGTTGATCGAGAGCGGCGCGGCTTTCGAAAGCTTGGGCGAGGGGAGGTCGAATTAGCGCCTAGGGAGCCACTCTGAAATGACCTCTAAGCACGAAAAGTTTGAGTCCAAAGTCACAATTTTCCGTCTGACTGATGGCGATCCGATGCACATCACGGGTTATTCTGCCGAGGTGCAGGTCAAATGCACGCAATGTGATCTACCGTTCCGCTTTGTCGGATGCCAAGCCGGGTGGGCTTTTGCTGATCCGCGGGTGTCCGTTGATGCTCTGCAATTGCGTATTCCGATCGAGCCGGCCTACGTTACGGAAATCTTGGGGAATTATGTACTTGACTCCCTTAGCCGGCCATGGCATCGGCTGAGACGACAGGCTACCGCTTCATTGCCCTCTCAGCATGGGCGACACTTCAACTTGAACTTGGGTTTGTTCGGGAACCGATGCGGATGGTCCCAAGCTTCCATTCATAATGGTGGAAAAGCGCAGAGTTCCCCCAAAGCCTTTGATTTCGAGAAGCTTTTCATTATCGGCTTCTATTATGAGCAACTGAAGCGCTCTTATGTCACTCGGCTGCATGCGAATTGTAAGCGTGGTCTCGCCAGCGTCAATGTGACGAAGTATCTGCGGATCAATTGCCGCCAGCAAGTCGCGCATTCGCTTCTTCACGCTGTGATCGGCAGCTTGCTGTTTTTGAAGCTCGTCAACTTTCGTGCCGGCTTCGGAAAGTTGCTGCCTTACACTGCCTATTTCAGCATCATGGCGACGTTGTGTCTCTTCTTCAACCTGCTGTCTTTCAATGGCGGCTATGCGAACGCTTTCTTCTACCAACCAATCTTTGCGGTGCCCATAGAAGTAAGCCAAGAGTTCAAAGGCGACGACGATAAGAAACAGAATGATACCACCCAACTCGAAAAAGTTATGGAGAATTGTAGTGGTTTGGACAGAATTCCAACCGGGCAAGGTCATGATGACTTTCTTCCGATTCTATTAGCAATTGGTACATCTTTCTTGTTTGGCTTTAAGCTATCTAATTTTTTGAGCCGTAGACACCTTGATCGAATGCGGGAGCTTTGGCGCAAATGACCGTCATGGTTCTCAATCGGTCTTCCGAGGATTGTTCTTGCTGCCGTCCATGGTCTGAGCGGCGATTAGACGTTTCTGCATTCTCTTGCGTTTCTTGGCTGGTTTCGACTTCGGTTTCGGCCGATAGGCGAGCACCATGTCAACAATGGCGTCCAATTCCTTCGGCGTATCCTGCGGTTTACTCATTGTGTGAGCCTCTTGTATGTCAACCGCTTGCCGGCAACGCCGTCAATGAAGCTATCGAGCCGCGTCAGGGTGTGGTTCTTGACGTTGCCTTCATTCAGCCGGAAGGAAAATTCATCGACGTAGCGGCCAAGATGCTTTTGGCTCGTGTGATGATAGACGCCATAAATGCCGCGCTTGAGAACCGCGAAAACGCTCTCGATCCCGTTTGTAGTCACGTCGTCGCGGACGTATTCGCCTTGACTGTGATTGACGGTGTCTTGGGGCGTCCTACCCTCTTTGGGACGGCATGATGACCTCTTCCGTCACTTCGCCCGCCGACGTGATCAATGTCGCGTTGCGCCGCATCGGCTATAAGTTGCGCGTCGGTAATCTGTACGAGGGTTCGTTTGCAGCCAAGCAAGCGCTCGACATCTACGCCCAGACTCGCGACGAAATCCTGCGGCAGGACGATTGGGGCTTCGCCGAGCGCAACATCAACATGACCCTGCTCAAGCAGGCTCCGGTCAACGGCTATATTCCACCGGTGACATGGACGCCGGTCTATCCGGCGCTGCCATGGCTGTTCGAATATGTCTACCCGGACGATTGCCTCAAGGTCCGCGCCGTCAAGAGCGTGCCGCTGTTCATCCCGAATTTCGACCCGCAACCGAACGTGTTTTCGGTCGAGAACGACAACGCGCTGGCGCCGCCGGCCAAGGTTGTGCTGTGCAACGTTCCGAATCCGGTCATGGTCTATACTGGGCAAATTACCGATCCCTCGACCTGGGAAGCGGATTTCGTCGAGGCGCTGTGTGCGGCGCTGGGCCGGCGGCTTGCCCCAGTGCTGGTCGGGCTCGATGTCGCCAAGATGGAAGCTAGCGACGAGGGCGCGAGTACGGCGATGGCGGAAGCCGAGGAGGGATGATCGGTGAATCTACCAACCGACATTGCCAACCAGGCTTTAGACGCCGTCGGCATCGATGTATCGCTTGGCGACCTCGAAGACGGCACGCGGCCGGCACAAGTCTGCCTCCGCGCCTATCGGCAATGCCTGATGCAATTGCTGCGCGCCGCCCACTGGGATTTTGCGAGAAAGACGGCCCCCCTTACGCTGCTCGCCGATGCCACCACCAACACGCCTAATGTCGGCACTCTCGTACCGGTGCCATGGCTCTATGAATATGCCTATCCGATCGACTGCATGAAGGCTCGCTTCGTGCCGTGGAATCCATTGCAGAACCCCGGCGCTCCGGCCGGCAACATCGCCCTCCCTCAAGTCCCATTATCGCCCGGCCTTGGCCAGCAGCCGCCGACGGGACAACGCCTGCGTCCCGCGCGCTTCACGGTCGCGACCGATTTCAACTATCCGCCGATCCAGGGCCAGGTCACCTGGGAAGTCCAGGGCGTCAGCCCGCAGGGCCGCACCGTCGTGCTCACCAACGTCAAGCAGGCGCAGCTGGTCTATACCGCACTCATGCTCTATCCGAGCGTGTGGGACCCGTTGTTCCGGGCGGCCATGGTCGCCTATCTCGCGAGCGAGGTCGCATTACCGTTGTCAAAGGACAAGAAATTCGGCCTGCAACTGCGCGCGGAGCAGATCAAGATCGCCAAGGAGAAGATCACGCAGGCCCGCATCACCGACGGCAATGAGGGCTGGTACACGACTTCGCATATCCCGGATTGGATGACGGCTCGCAACACCGGCGGCGTTGCCGGCTATGGCGGCGGCGGATTGGGGGCCTTGGACGGCAGCCCCGGCGTTCTCGGCTACGTCTGGGATGCAATTGGGTTTGCCGATAATTCCGCGTATTGAGTCTTAGCGCGGTTTTATGACTGTTCCTGTCCTTCAGCCTGCCTTCACCACCGGTGAGGTCTCCCCGAGCCTGTTCGGCCGCTTCGATCTCGCCCGGCTGCACACCGCCGCCGCGACGATGCGCAACCTGTTCGTCAGCTATCGCGGCGGCGCCTACAGCCGGGCGGGTACCAAGTTCGTCGGATTTTCGAAACAAACCGGCCGCGCCTATCCGCCGCGCCTGATCACCTTCCAGTTCTCGATCAACCAGGGCTTGGCGCTTGAGTTTGGCCACCATTACATGCGCGTCGTATCGGCCGGCGCGTTCGTGACCGAAAACCCGATCGCCATCACCGGGGTGACGCAGGCCAATCCCGCGGTGATCACGGCCGCGGCGATCGGCGCGGCAACGGCAACGTTCGATGCCGCGCACAGCGCCATCCTTTCATCCTATGCTCCCGCGGACACAATCACGCTTGCTGGCGGCGCCTATTCCGTCCCCGCCTCACTCGCCGTCACCAATACCTATCTCGCGGCCGTCCAGCCCAATTCGCCAGGCACTGCCGGCTATGTCCCCGGCGATACCGTCAATCTCACCGGCGGTACGCAGACGACGCCCGCGGTGCTCACGGTCGCGACGACGCAGGTCGTATCGGCGGCGGTCGCCGCTGGCGGCGCGGGCGGTGCCAATGGCACCCAGGCCGTAACCGGGACCACCGGCACCGGCACTAAATTCCAGGCCTCCGTGACGGTCGCAGGCGGCGCCATCACGGCTGTACTTTCCATCACCGTGCCCGGCAACTACACGGTCAACCCGGCCGCCATCGCCACCGAGCCGGTGACGGGTGCAGGCCTCGCCGGCGCGCAGCTGTCGGTAAAAATGGGCGTCGGCACCATCGCCATCTTCAACGGCGGCGTTTTCACTGCCAATCCGACAGGGGGCACCTTCACCCAGGCATCGAGCTCAGGTGCAGGCGTCGGAGCAACTTTCCAATATGCCCTGATGGGCCCTCACGCTGCGACCGTCGCCACGCCCGGCATCTATTCGGCATTTCCGCCTAATCCCGTGTCTCAAGCGTCATCGAGCGGCAGCGGCCTTGGCGCCGAATGGACGATGACGACGACTGGCGTCGCCTCGTTCGCAAATGGCGACTGGGTCTACATCGCCGGTGTCGGCGGCATGATTCCGCTCAACGGTCAGACCTATGTCGTCGCCGGCGCCACGATGACCACGTTCCAGCTGAACGACGTGTACGGCAATCCGGTGGATTCGACAGCATTCCCGGCCTACACCGCAGGAGGCGCCGTCGCTCGCATCTATACCCTGGCGACACCCTACGCCGAAGCCGATCTCTCCTATCTCAAGTTCACCGAGAGCGCTGACGTGATGTCGGTTGCGTGCGTCAACCAGGCGACGCTCACGGAATACCAGCCGCAGGATCTGACGCGCACCGCCGCCGCCAATTGGTCATTGATGCCCGTCGTGCCGGCTCCCGCAGTCGCTCCGCCCGCAACCGCTTCGGCCAGCGCCAGCGCCGGCGGGACGGTGGATTATCAATACCAGGTCACCGCGGTCAGTCCGGACGACGGCACCGAGAGCATCGCATCGCCGATCGCCAGCGTTTCCGGCGCTGTCAACATCACGGCGACAGCCGGCACCATCACCGTGACCTGGGGCGCCGTCACCGGCGTCAACAGATACAACGTCTACAAGGCAACGCCCGGCTTCAATGCCGCGCCACCGGTCGGCGCCCTGTTCGGTTTTGCTGGTGCCGCGTATGGCACCCAGTTTCTCGATTCCAATATCGTCGCCGACTTCACCCAGGTCCCACCGACTCACCAGAATCCCTTCGCTCAGGGCCAGGTCATCGGCGCGACCGCGATCGCAGGAGGCTCCGGCTACAGCCAGACGGGCTTTGCCTACACCATCAACACGGCGACCGGCTCTGGCGCGAGGCTTACCGGCATCGTGGTCAACGGCGCACTGGTCGGATGGATCGTCAACGACGCCGGCCAGAACTACAAAACCGGCGACACCATCACCGTGACCGGCGACGGCTCGGGCGCCACCGCGACCCTCCAGGTCGGCGCCGCCAATGGCACCTACCCGTCGGTCGTCGCCTATTTTCAACAGCGGCGCGCCTACGCCAACACGCTCAACAACCCAGACACCTATTTCATGTCGCAGCCGGGCTCGTTCACGAATTTCGATGCAAGAAGTCCGACCATCGACTCCGACGCCATCATCGGCGCACCGTGGTCGATCCAGGTCAACGGCATCCAGTTCATGGTGCCGATGCCAGGCGGCCTCGTGGTGCTGACCGGATTGTCGGCATGGCAATTGACCGGCGCCGGCGGCTCCGCGCTCAACCCGCAGCCGATCGGGCCGGCGACCCAGCAGGCCCAGCCGCAGGCCTATAACGGCTGCTCGGCGACGGTCCCGCCAGTCAAGATCGATTACGATATCCTGTACGTGCAGGCCAAGGGCTCGATCGTGCGCGATCTGTCCTATCAGTTCTATACCAACATCTATACCGGGACCGACCTCACACTAAATTCGTCGCATCTGTTCAGCGGCTACACGGTCCGCGAATGGGCGTGGTGCGAGGAGCCGTACAAGCTGATGTGGGCGGTGCGCAACGACGGCGTGCTCCTCAGTCTGGCTTACCTCAAACCGCAGGAGGTCGCCAGCTGGTCCCGCCACGATACCAACGGGCTCGTGCAGAGCGTCTGCGCGGTGACCGAACCGCCGGTCGATGCGCTCTATCTCGCGGTGCAACGCTTCCCTGGCGCCAACACCGCCTACATGATCGAGCGGATGGACAACCGCCTCTGGTCGGATGTCGATGACTGCTGGTGCGTCGATTGCGGCCTCGCGCTGCCGCAACCGGCACCGAATGCGACGCTCACGGCAAGCTCCGCGACCGGGCTCGGCTCGATCACCGGCGTGACGGCTCTCGTCGGCGGTCAGAACTATTCGGGCGGTACGTTCGCCATTGTTGTCGACCAGAATGGCCAAGGTCCCGGAGCCGGCGCCGTTCCCGCACTCACGATCGTCGGCGGCGTCATTACCGCGATCTCGTTTGCCGGACACCAGGGCGCCCGCTACGTATCGCCCGCCATCGTATTTTCCGATCCGGCCAATACCGGCAGCGGCGCATCGGCGGTCGCCATTCTCAGCAATGCCGCGACCTTTACCACTTCGGCGCCAGTGTTCTCAATCGGCAATGTCGGCAGCGTCATCCGCATGGGCGACGGCAGCGCCACGATCACCGCCTACACCGATCCGACTCATGTCACCGCGAATATCACGTCGCCGATCATTGCCACGATTCCCAACAGCGGCGGCGTGCCGCAGCCGGCCACCGCCGGAAACTGGACCATGACGGCCCCGGACGCCATCATCGCCGGCCTCAACCATCTCATCGGCGCGACGGTGACCGGCGTCGCCGACGGCGCTGTCATCCCGCCGACAGTGGTGTCGGCCGCTGGCACGATAGTGCTGCCACAGCCAGCAAGCAGCGTCGTCGTGGGCTTGGGTTTCCAGGCTCAGCTCCAGTCGGTCTATCTCGATGCCGGCGAACCAACGGTGCAGGGCCAGCGCAAGAAGATCGCGGCGGCGACCGCCCGCATCGAAGCCTCGCGCGGATTGAAGATCGGCTCCAATCAGCCTGACGGCTCGACGCTGTCGCCGCCTCAGATCGCTCCCGCCTGGAGCGGTTTGACGGCAGTCCCCGACAAAGGCGTCTCGCCCTACGGCAGCGGCGTCGTGCCGCTCTACACAGGAGATCTGCGAATTGTCGTGAGCGGAGGCTATGCGACACCGGGGCAGGTCGCTATACAGCAGGACAACCCGCTGCCGATGAACGTGCTGGCGCTCGTCCCCGAGCTATATCCGGGAGACTTGCCGCAAACCCAGGCGCCGAAGCGGCAAGAGCGTGGGAGGAGGGTGGCGTGATTCATCGGCGGTCACTGCTTGTAGGCATCGCTTCGGCTCTTGCGGCGCGCCCAATCGCATGGATGTCGTCGTTTATGGCGACGTTACACTTGGCGGCCCCATCCGCCAATGCTAGTGTGGGGGCCGAATCGTGAACGTGCCCTTAAGGCGAAGCGGACTGCTTAGCGCTTCGGGCGTTCCGCTCGAAGGCAATAGGCTGATGCGCGTTACCTACATGGACGAATCCGGCGCTTCACCGAAGGAACCGCTTCTGGTCGAGGCCGCCATCATCGTTCACGGCGATGATCAGGTTGTGCCTGTCGAAGAGCATCTAGAAATGCTGGTCGAGAAGCACATTCCATTTGATAAGCGGGAAGGTTTCTATTTCCACGCTACCGACATCTACGGTGGCGGGAACAAAAAATGTCTCTTTCACGACAAAAACGAATGGCCTGACAAAAGGCGCTTGGCGATCTTAGATGATCTTGCGTTGGTGCCCGCTAAATTTGATCTTCCGATCAGCATAGGAATTATGCAAAAAGCCAAGTTTATCGATGGCCTAGTGGCATCCGCGATTAAGGCTGGAGCAAAACACAGTCGCCAAGAAATTGCAGTCGCCATTCATGCTCTTGCAATTATTCAATGCGAGGTCGGCGTAGAGTTGTGGCTGCGTAAGCACACTGAAAAAGAAATCACTCACGTTATAGCCGAAAATAACGATGAGGTACGCTTGGCGGCTAAAGAAGCGCACATGATGCTACGCAATAAGAGCGAGATGGCGAAGGAAGGGTTTCTAGATCACCCCTGTTTTCCATTTAAGCGCATTCGCGACGGCCTGCAATTCACGACCAAAGCAGAATCGAGACTTTTGCAGATCGCTGACGTGTGTGCTTGGGCGACTCGCCGCATAGCAAACAACGCTCCCGATGCGGAGCGTTTCTATGGGCCATTTCGGCGACAGATCGTTACGAGACGGAAAAAATACAATTGCTGCGTCTAGAATAACGGTGCATAAAGTGACCACTTTTTCCATCATCGAAGCGCGTCCTTGGCACTGCGGCCAGATGTGCCGCATGCTGCGCTCCGAGCATCGCGAACTGATCGCCAGCATCGGTATCGACAGCCATCGCGAACTGCGGGCGCGGTTCGATCAATCGTCGTTCCGCCGGGCGTGGCTGATCGACGGACAGCTTGCGGGGCTCGGCGGCGTCACCGGCTCGATCCTTACCGCGACAGGCTATGTCTGGCTCGCGCTTTCGCGCGATGCCCTGCGGTTTCCGGTAGCGGCCGTCAAGGAAGTGCGGCGGCAGCTTGAAATCATCATGGTGTGCAAGCGTGAACTCGTCACCACGATCATCGACGGCGACGAGGCGTCGAAGCGGTTCGCAATCTTCCTGGGGTTCGTTTCGGGCGACCATGCGCCCGCAAGCCCGCGTTACGGGCGGCGCTACATCGCGCGACGGTTCGATGACGATCCGGACTGGCGCGTGCCGGTAGGCGGCGGATACGCAACGGCGATGGCCTATCGGACGGCAGGGATATAAGTCTCATGATCCTTCACGCGTGGCACCCAACGGATTGCGAAACACCCGCCCGCTCGCGTTATGTCGTTACGGATGTGACGCGGTTTCAAACCAACCAAAAAGGAACGGTGCGGGAATACGAGCGCGGCGGTAGGCTTCATGCTTTCTCGGCATCAGATAAATACAACCTCTACAGTGATGACATGGTGCTGATCGAAAGCAGCGCCGGCGCCCCGTGGGCGCATAATTCAAGGCACGCCTGATGGCCTTCGCCGCTCCTCTCGCCCTCGTGGCGGGCATCGCCGGGGCCGGCGTTTCCGCCGTCGGCGCCATCGAGGGCGGCCAGGCCCAGGCCAATGCCGCCAACTATACGGCGCAGGTCGCGGCCAACAACGCCACGATCGCACGGCAGAACGCGGCCTATGCCGAAGCCGCGGGGCAAGCGCACGCCGCCGCAACAAGCTTGCGGGGCGCCGCGACCGGCGGCCGGATCAAGGCGGCGCAGGCAGCAAGCGGCATCGATGTCAATACGGGATCCGCGGTCGCGGTGCAGGAAGGCCAACGCGAAACCTCCAAGCTCGACACCGAGACCGTGCTCAATAATGCCGACCTCCAAGCCTACGGCTACCGCTCGCAGGCAACCTCGTTCCAGTCGCAGTCCGAACTCGACCGCCTCCAGGCCGAACAGGCGACGACAGGCGCGGACATCGGCGCGGCTGGCGGCTTGCTGGGCAGCGCTTCGGCCGTCGGACTGAAGTGGTCGCAGCTTGGTAACAAATCGTAGGCGCGGCACGTAGGCCATGGCCGAAGTCCCTTACGGCGGCGGCGTTCCGCAGGCCACACCCGACACTCGGGTGCCGGCCGATGTCTATCAGCGCATCGACGCGCGGCCGGAGCAGTTCGGCGGCGCCATCGCCAGGGGCGTTGAGAAGCTGGGGGCCGGCGCCGGCGAGGCCAGCACGAACGTCTTCAACGCCGCCGCCTTTTACGGCAAGACGGTGGCCGACGACGCTTCTAATCAACGGCAAAAAGCGGGCGTCGATATCTTGCACGGCGACCCGACCCGCCCGGCGACTGATGCCGATGGCAAGCCCATATTGGGACCGGACGGCAAGCCGCTGCCGGATACCGGATTCCTCGGGCGCACCGGCGCCGACGCAATGCGGGCATGGCCCGCCGCCAAGAAGCAGCTTGACGATCTCGACAAGCAGTTCCGCAGCAACCTCACCACGCCGGAGCAACAGCTCGAATACGATAATTTCACCCGCCGGCTGCGCGCCATCGAGGACAGCCAGATCGGCACCCATGCCGATACCCAGACCAAGACCTGGATGCAGACCAAAAACAAGGACGGCGCCGACCTGCAACTGCAAATAATCGCCACAAATGTCGGTGACACGCCGCTGGAAACTGAGCAACGCACGCACGCTTTTTCCGATCTGTTGCGATTCCGCACCCAGGCCGCGCAGGTTGCCTCCCGCAATGACCCGACGGCCATTTCCGACGCGATGGCGACGGCGCGCCGCGACGGCGTGAAAGCGTGGGCGCTCGCCGTATCGGCAACCGATGCGGCCAAAGCGGATCGCATCATAGAAAAAAATAAGGCGGATTTGGGCACCGAATATCAGGTGCTGAAGGATCATGTGCGTGTCAGATTCATTACACAGACCGGCCATGCAGTCGGCATTCAGGCGCTGGCACAAGCGAGAAACGCAGCGCCTGCGCCCGTGGCGGATAATTTGCCTGCAGCGACCGCGGCCTTCTTTCGTGAACGTAGCAGCGCTCGTGTCCAAGGCCTCAACTCTGCTTTCGCGGACCGCCTAATGCAGGCGACGAGCGATTTCGAAGCGTCCAATCCGGGCCGCATTGGACGCTTCGAATCGCTACGGCGCACGACTGAAGAACAATCCGATCTCTATAGACGCTATCGGATTGGCCAAGGGGGACTCGCCGCGCCTCCCGGTCAATCTATGCATGAGTTTGGCCTCGCCGCCGACGTACCCGACGGCGCTTTTCTTAATTGGCTGCATCAAAACGCCGGTCATTACGGGCTTGAATTTCTTAAAGGACGCAGTTTCGATAACGATCCCGGTCACGTGCAATTTGCCGGGGCTTCACCGCAGATCGGCGTAGCGCCGAGCGCTACGGGTAGGGGCGCCGCGAGCGTTACGGCTTGGAGCCCCGCATCGCCAGCTAAACCTTCATTCGGCACTGTCAGTCTTCCTCCAAGCGGCGCGATCAAGGCCGACGCTTATCAATTTGTCAGAGACAATCCCAATCTCAGTGACGAGGTAAAAGAAGCAGCGTTTGTCACCATCGATCGTGACATTCGACATCAAGAAATCATCGACAATCAATCGGAGCGCGCCCGCCAGGACGGCATCAACGAAGCGCTCGGCGAATACACGACACTATATTGGGACATGGACCATTCGCCGCAGAAGGATTTCGGTGCTTTGGCTGACAGGATTAACCACGATCCGCGGCTCGCGACGGCAGGGCCGGCCAAGGAGGCTCTCATGGAACGCATTGTCAAGCGATCCGGCAAAGAGCAGACCATGACCTATGGAGAGAAATTCTCCGAGGTCAAGGCGGCGATCCTATCGGAACCTGGGACTCCAGGTCACATCAGCAACATGGCGGAAATCTACGAGCTACCGCCGGATTATCTGACAGCGGCAGGGGAGAACAAAGTTAAAGAAATCTTCAATGACATTAAGAAAGGTCCCGATGCGCTTGCGGTCGAGCGGGCGCGCTCCGGAATCGAGCGTTACGCTCATGGAATACTCTCTTTCCACGGCGAATTCTCCTTCCCCAACCTGCCGCCCAAGCGCGACGAGAATGGCGAGGAGTTCTACAACGGAACTTTCATCCCGGCCTTCGAGGCAGCCTTTAGCCGCTGGGTTACCGGCGAGAATGGTAAAGTTGGCAAGAGCCCATGGGAATTTCTGGACAAGAAAAACATCGACAAGTTCATCGACGGCTTGCCGGGCAAGCGCACCAAGGCCCAGATGGAAGCTGACCGCCTATGGGCAACGGGTGAAGCCGCGGGCGAAAAAGGCGCTCCTCCCCAAGAGCCGCTGCCGCCGACGCCCGCAGATATCAATGCCGCCGGCTGGGTGCCGTTGGTCAAAAAACCGCCGCTCGACAAAAACGGCCGACCGTGGCCGATGGCGGAATGGGCAAACTCGCTGCGGTACTTGCACGACAATCCAACGCCGGAAGTCAAGGCCGCGTTCAATCGGAGTTTTGCCAACCTCAAGATCGATGCCGACCAAGTATTAGCGAAATTCGTCATGGCCCCCGAGACAGCAGTGCCGCCGCGGCCCGCTGCCGCTGCGCCTGCAGCAACGATCTCCCCGCAGGCGACGGCCTCCAAATCGAATACTGCATTGCTGCCGCCATCCGCCCAGCCAAGCTCGCAGGAATTCGCGGAGCGGCGTGAGCAGGCGATCATTGCCGCCCGCCAGCGCATGCAAGAGGCCGCCGTCGAGCGCGCCGCCACCGAGCGGCAATACAATGCCGGCGTCGCGGCGCGCGGTCAGCAGCGGGCCGCTAATCTCACCAAAGCCAAGCATGAATCAAATGAAAATCTGCGCCGGTCTCAACTGGGGGCGCTCGACAGCGAAGAACGGACACTTAATGCCAGCATAGCGACCGCGCAGACGCCAATGACGGCGATGGTGGCAAAGCGTCGGCTGGAAGAAATCGCCAGCGAACGCGAAAAACTTCTAAAGCAAAAATGACCGACCGCGCCTTCGAGCCGCCATCGCCCAATCCGTTCGACCAGTTCGATCCGGACAAGCGCAAGGTCATGCCATTTCCGGCCCCGGCATCCGCCGTGCCCGCGCCTGCTGGATCATCCACCGCCAATCCATTCGCGCAGTTCGAGCCTTATCCCGGCGCCCTTGACAACATCGTTGGTTTCGCCAAGCCGCCGCCGGAACCCGATGAGTCGTCCGCGACCGGCGCATTCGCCCGTGGCGCCGCCCGTAGCGCCGCACCGGCGCTGCTGTCGTTTCCGGCGATCGGCGCCGGTGCCGAGGCCGGCTTCGCCGTCGGCGGTCCGTGGGGCGCGGTTGCCGGTGGCGTTGCTGGCGCCCTTGGCGGCGGTTACCTGCTGTCCAAAGCCCAAGACTACCTTCTTTCTAAAGCACCCGATTCCTGGAAAGAGGCCATCGGTCTTGATGATCGTCAGCAAAAGCTCGATCAGGAGCAGCATCCCTACGCGTCGTTCCTGGGCGGGCTTGCGCCTTACGCGTTGACGATGAAGCCGACTCGCCTCGGCAAGTTCGAACCGCCCGAGAATGCCACCGCCCTGCAGCGCATCAGGGCTCATCCGGCAACGGCGCGCGTGTTCGGCGGCGCCGTCATGGGTGGCATCGAATTGGGCCAGGAAGCCGCTTCTGGGGAGACTCCGGACTGGGCCAAAGTCGCGATCTCGACCGGGTTTGGTGTCATCTTCAACAAGCCGAGGCGGTTCGGCGAGTCACTGACGGAGATCGGCGCGAAACCGGCGCGCACCCTGATCCAGGCCTGGAACGGCAAGGTGATGGGCCCCGGCGTCACCGAAGAAGTGTTCCGCGGCAGCCACGAAATGGCGCCGGATGCCGCGAAGGCCGCCAACGACGCGGCGCAAACCGAGCAATCCCTGACCGGAGAGCCGGCAAAAGAGGATCCCCATGCCGCAGCGCGGCGCATGGAGGCGGATCTGTTCCGGCGCTTTGACGCCCTGGTTGTACAGCGCAATTCGCTACAGGCCTGGAACGGCAAGGTGATGGGCCCCGGCGTCACCGAGCAGGCCTACAAGCATCTCGTAGCGACGAATCAGGAACTCGCCGAAATCGAACCGCAGATCCATGCGGCTTACCGCCGTGCCGCGGAGGCGACCGGAGCGCATATCCTCGAGCCGGAAGCGCCGCCGATCGTTCCGGTCGCGGAGCCGACCACGCCTCGCACCATCGATCGCGGCCACGACGTTCCCTACCTCGCCGGATCGAGCAATGACGGCCGCACCACCTACATCGACAAGCGGGTGCCGGCTGAGCTGACGGTCAAGGGCATTACGTTCGACCCGGCGAAGTATCTCGACGTGCACGAGACCCGCGAGCACGATCTGATGACCAAAGCGGGCGAGCCTTACGAGACCGCACACCGCGAAGCTCTCCAGGTTGAACGTGCCGCCGTCGAAGCCGACGGCATCGATTGGAACGGCTATCAGGAAGAGATGCACAAGCTCGTGGGCGAGACCGAGCACGAGCAGGCGAAAACGCCGCCGAACGACCTCTACACAAAGCCCTATCCGCACCGTGAAGCGGAATTCCTCAAACGCGAGGGCGAGCAGACTGCGGGGCAGGCGACGCCGGAGGCGCCGGCCGCTCCGCGACCGGAAATTCCGCCGCTTTCGGTCCTTGCCGAGCCGCTGTCTCAATTCATCCGCGACGACGTCGCCCGCCAGCTCGCCCGTGCCGGCCGGCCAGCCGAGGAGGCACAGACTGCGGGCGCATTGATAGCGGCGCGTTACCGTGCCCGCGCCGGCTGGTTCCGCGGCGCGCTCGGCAGCGCCGAGGAACTCTACCGCGCCGAGGCTCCGGAAATTCTCGGGCCCGGCATGCGATCGCAGCAGGCGCGCGGCGCCGTGCAGCCGCGCGGCCCGCGCCAGATCGACGAGACAAAGCTTTCGCTATTCCAGTTCCTCGCTCATCGCGGCGGGCTGCAGCGTACCGCGGACCTCGAAGCGGTACTCGACAAGAACCCTTTCATCCCCGGTTTCGGCCGGCTGTTTCGCGAGGGCGGTATGACGCCCGACCGCGGCCGCGCGGCCGCGGTCGAAGCCGGCTACCTCCACGAAGCCCCCGGCGAGACCGGCGGCGGCAAGACCACGATCAACGATCTGCTCGCCGCGCTATCCGCCGAGTCCAAAGGCCGCAAGCTCTACCGGCCTGGCCACGAGCCGGAGGCGGCCTATGCCGAAGGCCCGGAGCCGCCGAAGCCGCTGCCGGCCGGAGCGGCGGAATTGTGGGATCATTTCCAGGAGCAGCGCGAGGAGCGCGACCTGAGCATCAAGCGCGCCCATGACCTGCACATCAAGATCGGCGGTCCGGAATACCGCACGCGGGTTTCCCAGGTCTGGGAGCCCGGCAACACCGTCGATGTCGGCTTCGTCAAGAACCTGCTGATTGCCGAGGAGCGTCCCGACGGCTCGTTCGTTCTCCTTTCGAAGCCCGACGCCGAAGGCGAGTCCCAGCAATACAGCGCCCGGCCGCATGAAGGCCTGGTCAAGGAGAACCGCGTCGATTTCCTGGAGGCGACCCGCGTCCTGACCGAGCCGCCGGAGGAGGAACCCTACCGCCGCAGCGAACTGATGCGCCCGGAGGATGAGGGCGTTCTCGGCGAGGAGATGGGGCTCTACCAGCGCAAGCGCCGCGATCTCATCGCCGAGCGCGAAGCCGAGGGCCAGATGGGGCTGCCCGGCACCGAACGCATCTCTGATGCCGAGCGCGCGCAGCGGTTGGCGAACGCGCCGCTCAAGCCGACCGTCGAACAGAAACCGATGGAAGAGGGGCTGTTCGGGGAAGGGGCGAAGCAGCGCGAACTGTTCCAGCGCGACCTCGCCCCCCCCTTCTACTCCGCCGTCGAGCGCGCCGTCACTTCGGCCAAACAGGAGAAGGCCTCCCCCGAGCAATGGCTCGGCATGCTCAAAAACATGCCGGGAGTGAAGAGTGAGGAGATGGAATGGCTCGGGCTTGAGGATTGGCTGAAGGAGCAGAAGGGATCGGTCACCAAGGGCGAGATTGCCGATTATGTGCGGGCGAACCGGATCGAGGTGAAGGAGGTCGAGAAGGGCGGCTTGACGCCCGAGCAATTGTCGCGCGGTGAAATTCGTGCCGGTAATAATCCGAACTATCCGTTTGACATTTTTGTAGATGGCAATCTTGTCAATCGCGCGACGACGCGGGAAATTGCAGAAGATGAGTTGCATGGCGCCATTGACGACCGCACGCGCGGTGAATCTGATCGAGCCAAATTCTCCCACGTGACCCTCCCCGGCGGCAAGAGCTATCGCGAGCTGGTGCTCACGCTGCCGGGACAAATCGAACCGTATAAACCGGATGCTGTGCATTTCACCAGCGAAGGCGGCGGGACCGCGGTCGCTTGGGTCCGGTTTAATGACCGCGTCATCGACGGCAAGAAGACCTTGTTTGTCGAGGAGGTGCAGAGCAAGCGGCACCAGGAAGGGAGGCTGGAGGGGTATGCCAACCAGACTGAATTGCCCGACAACATCGAAATCCTTTCGCTTGAGGATGCCCGCAACAAGTTTCCCGAGCGATGGGGGCGCCGTATTTCAGACTATGAGATTAAACATAAAAATGGGTTTATCGCTGTCGACAAAAACACCGGGGAAAGTCAATTAGGTTTCTGGGGTGCGTCTCTGCCGACCAAGGAGATCGCAACTCAGAAGGTGCTAAACAGGCTCAATTATTCCGCCGTCCCCGACGCCCCCTTTAAGACCACCTGGCCCGAGCTCGCGATGAAACGGATGATCCGCTACGCGGCCGAGAACGGCTACGACAAGATCGCCTGGACGACGGGAGAAACCCAGGCGGCGCGGTACCATCTGAGTAAGCATCTCGCTGAAATCGCGTATTGGAAAACACCGGGAGGGCATTATGAGATGACCGCCGTCGATCACGACGGAAGGGTTGTCTTCGACCAGAAGCATATCGGTCCCGAGAATCAACTTGACTCCGCCGTTGGCAAAGAGATTGCCGACCGCATGATTAAGGGCGAGGGTTCTGACGAATCGCACTATGACATTCCCGGCGGAGACGACGAGACGCCAGTGAAATTCCTGCGCGGCGACGATCTGGTGGTCGGCGGCGAAGGCATGCGCGGCTTCTACGACCAGATACTCCCGGCGACGGTCAACAAGCTGGTGAAGAAATTCGGCGGGAGGGTCGGAAAGGCCGAGATTGAAACTGCTCCTGAGCGCGGCGCAGAAACGCAACAGTTTGGCGGCGGCGGTCACGAACCAATAGAAATCACGACGCGCAAGGGTGAACCTGCGACCGCCACGCCCGTCCATGCCCTCGATATCACCGACAAGCTCCGCGACGCCGCCGTCGAGCAGGGCTTCCCGCTGTTCCAGGGTGCCCGCGGCAAGGTCACCTTCGCCGCAGGCCGCCGTCCCGTCATGCAGATCATGCGCGAGGCCGACGCCTCGACATTCATCCACGAGAGCGGCCATGTCTTTCTGGAAGAGCTGCTCGCCGATGCCGAGCATGAGAAGGCCCCGCCTGGACTCAAGGCCGATGCCGCCACCGCCCTGAAATGGCTGGGAGCCGAATCGGCCGATGCGCTCAAGACGAAACATCACGAGAAATTCGCCCGCGGCTTCGAGCAGTACATGCGCGAGGGCATCGCCCCGTCGCCCGAGCTCGCCTCGGTCTTCGCTCGGTTCAAGGATTGGCTGCTGCAAATCTACAAGACCATCAAAGGCCTGGGCGCGCCGATCAACGACGATATCCGCGGCGTGTTCGACCGGCTGCTGTCAGCCGAGCCGCAGCGCACCGTGATCGCGCCGGAGCGCGAGGCCGGCAAGACGCTGGCCGACATCCACGAGGCCGATGCCGCCCACATCCCGCCCCACGACGCTGACGCCGCCAAGGCTCGCGTTGACTCTGAACTGCGCCGCGCCCATGTTGATATTCCCGAGGATATCGCCCATGAAGTCGAGTCCGAACTCGCCCGCCTCACCGCCGAAATTGGTAGAAACGCCGCCGCCGAGCTTGGCGCTGCGCCAGGCGCTGACAACGCAGGAACTCCAGGACTACACGAGCCTGGCGGCGAGCCCGAACCTCAGCCCGCGGGCGGCGGCGTGGGCGCGCAACATGGCGCGGAGCGCCAAGGCGTCGCTAGTGCTGGGGGAGAAGGCGCTGGCCTACGCGACGCCGCATCCCGATCCGGAAACCGAGAAGAACCTCAACCTGTACCGCTTGCTCCAACTCCCGTTCCCGACCTCAGCCGGAGCGGCGAGTCCCGTTGGGTTAGCCGCGACGGCAACATCCGGGTCGAAAACCTCACCTCCACCGCCGACCTTGTCCGCGCCATCGATGAATCCGCCGCCCGCGTAGGGACGCAGGGTCCCGGCCGCATCACTACCGGCGAATTGCTTGATGCCGCCGAAGCAATCGACATTGATCCGCATGCCGTGACCGAGGCGAAGCTCGCCACCCTGTTCGGCGGAGCTCAAGGCCTATCCGCCAAAGTGCTGAAATTGCGTCAAGCCATCGTCGCCTCGGCGCAGATCGTGTCCGATGCCATGAAGGCGGTGCGCGACGGCGGCACTGACGCCGATGTTGCGGCTTTCGCAGTGGCGATGAGCCGCCACGACATGATGCAGTCGGTACTCTCCGGCGTCACCGCCGAGACCGGGCGCACCCTCGGTATGTCGTTCAAGAACCTCGAAGGCTGGCAGCAGGCTGCCGACCTCAACGAATTTCTCAAGGAAAATACTGGGCGCACCCTATTCCAGCTTAAGATGATCGCCAAGCTTGGCGCCAAGCTCAATACGCCAGCCAAGGTATCCAAGTTCCTGCGCGATGCCCAGCAGCGCAGCGCCGGCGGCATGCTGCTTGAGGAATACGTCAATGCGCTGATTTCCGGTCCCTCGACGCACATGACCTATCTCATCGGCAACAAGATACTGATGATCCAGGAGGCCGTGCCGGAAACGTTGCTCGCGAGCGCCATCGGCCGCATCCGCGTCGCTGCTGGTCGCCCCGGCGAATATGTCCGGCCAGGCGAGGCTTGGGAGCAAGTCAAGGCACTGGGCCGCGTCATTCCCAAGGCCCTTCAAGGCGGCCTTGAAGCGGTTCGTGCCGGCCAGGCAACGCTCCTTCCCGGCCAGGAGGCGCGCCCGCTATCGCCGTTCTATGGCGATACCGCACTGACACTCGCCCGCAACGTCACCAACGATCCCGTCACCTGGCATGAATTCGCCACGGATCTGTTCTCGGCGCTCCGAGGCGTACGTGACGGCGTTGTCGGTGGAGCATCGCTGATCGCCTCGGGCGGCGAAGCTGGAGCCCCGGCAATCGGGGCCCATTGGTCGCCGCTTGGCCAGATCCCCGATATCGCCATTCGCGGCGTGCCGACGATTCCGGTCGGCAGTCTGATCCGCGTTCCCGGCCGGCTCGTTGCCGCCATCCATTCCATGGACACCATTGCCAATTATTCGCGCCAAATCGCCGCGCGCGCCTATCGCGAAGGCGTCGGTCTTGGCCTGTCCGGCAACGATCTCGCCGACCATATCGGGCAGCGCATCAAGGCTCCGCCCGATGACTGGATGACGGCAGCCCACGAGCAGGCCTATGCCTCGACCCTGATGGCGCCAGGCGGCGCCATGGTGCGCAAGCTCTCCGAATTCGTCAACAGCGCGACCGACTTGCCGATTCTCGGTAAAACCCGTCCGCTGAAATTCATCGACCCGTTCGTCCATATCGGCGCCAACGTCATCAACCAGGCGGTACTACGGCGCACCCCGCTCGGCGCTATCCTGTCACCCGAAATCCGCGCTGACCTGATGGGCCACAACGGCAACATCGCCCAGGATACCGCCCTGGCGCGCATGCTCGCCGGGACCGCGCTCTCCATCGTCTTCGGCTCGCTGGCGATGGATGGGTACATCACCGGCTCGGAACCCTCCGATCCACACCGGGCGTTGATGTCGCGCGAGGTCTACCAAGCGCATTCGGTGCGCATCGGCGATATGTGGTATCAGATGAACCGGCTGGGTCCGATGGGCATGCTGATGGGCATCGCCGCCGACATGTATGATGTGGCCCACGACGCAAGCCAGGGCGACATGCTGCTCGCCGCGTCCCATCTCCAGCATGCCGTGACCCAGAATATCCTCGATGAGAGCTTCATGCGCGGTCCCGCCGACCTGATCCGCGCGGTCGAGGATCCCGGCCGTTACGGCGAAGCTTATCTCAAGCAGTTCGTCTCATCCTTCCTGCCGTTCTCGGTCGGCCTTGCCCAGATGGCGCGCGCCAGCGATCCCTACACGCGCCAAGCTCGCACCGTCATCGACGCAATCAAGCAGAAGGTGCCCGGCTGGAGCGAGACCCTGCTGCCGCGCCGCAACGTCTGGGGCGAGGAAATCCCCAATGCCGATGCGCTGCTCCATGCGGGACTCACCGCAGTCTATGAAAAGAAGGTCAATACCGACCCAGTCAACCAGGCGATGCTTGATTTGGGGATCTACCCGGCACTGCCGGAACGCAAAATCCGCAATGTCGAATTGAGCGAGCAGCAGTACGACGACTTCGCCCGCATCGCGGGGCGCATGACCAAGATGCGGCTCGACGCCATCGTGCACTCGCCCGACTGGCGCACCTGGCCTAACGGCATCCGCCATGACGTGATCTCAGAAGTGCTCCGGCAGTCGCGCGAGTCGGCGCGGGGAAGAATCATGATGCAGTCCCCTGAAATTCCGCGCGAGGCGGCCGACGCAAAAATGAAGAGAGCGACAGGAAATTAACTCATGCTGGCAAACTGGCGCGAATCGATCCATGCCACTGCGGCCTAATTATATTGTTGACACCACATCCACCTAGGGCTAGATGCCGCCAGGCAATGCTCTAATAATCGAGGTTTTGCAATGTCTGGCGCGCCCAAACACAAAGCGGATAATATTCCTGAGATCGAAATCACTCCAGAGATGATTTCGGCGGCTTCCCGCGTTCTGTGGAGCGATCCATTTCTTTTGATTCCGGAGTGGACCGCGGATGAGATGGCGGAGGAGATGCTGCGAAAGGCTTTGTCAGCACGTCACGAAGGAATTGATTCAGTCGATCCCGCAGAGCCGTCACGGCGCTGAGATGCGCCCTTAAATCTTCGACATTGAGCGCCGGTGCTTCGCCCGATCTTAGCTGTTCGTGATCGCTGACATGGATTTCGAGGTGCGATTCTATCGGAACATCCCAATAGCTCACATCGAAGTACCATACGCCGCGCCTCAAGCTGACCGGCTGATGAGCGATGCGGCGGCGAATATGCGCGCGGCAAGGTGCACGTGAACACCGCGGAAGGGTACTTCGCGCTCTTGAAGCGCGGGATCACGGGAAGCTTCCATCACGTCAGCACGAAGCACTTGGATCGCTATTGCGACGAATTCTGCTTCCGCTGGGACCGCCGCAAGATGGGTGACGGCGCGCGGACCGCTGAGGCGATCAGGAGCGCGGAAGGTAAGCGGCTGATGTACCGTGATCCAATTCACAAATGAACTGAAATGAACCGTTCAAAATCGTTGCAAGGGATGGTGTGACCGTGGTGAGATTCGAACTCACAAACCCCGTGGGAAGGGTACTGGCACCCAAAGCCAGCGCGTTTGCCAATTTCGCCACACGGTCGCAAGACTGTTTGGTGAGTGACGGGCCGGAAGCGGTAGACAGTCGCCCCGGCCCGCCCTGCTTTCTGGGGCTACGTACGCTTGCCCCAGAAACCGAAGCTACTTGCCTCCCCTTGCGGGCTGCCAGCCGCCAGCGCGGTCCTGTTTGATGTACCCGGACAATCGGAGTCTGCGCAGAGCGGTTCGAAGGGTTCTTTCGCTCATGGGGCGATCACTCGTATCAAATGCGTGCACGATTTCCATCCCGCGTTGCCCAGGCGTCTTGCGAATAAATTCCAGAACGCGGGCTTGGTCGGAATTGGCTCGTGGCGCCACCGACTTTGTGCGCGAGAACGGTCTTGGAGGTGTCTTTGGGCTGCCGGCTTGCCGGCGAAGGTCCGCCGCGTATCTTTCGAGCGTCTTTGCGGCCTCCATAAGTCCATCATGCACCAGCTCTTTGGCCAGCATGTCAGCCATTATCTTCGGGTCCTTCGCCATGGCCACACAGATCACGCAGACACTTTGAAACGCCAACAGCTTCAAGAAGATGCATAGCCGAGATCACGAAATGCGTCAACCGCCAAAAAAATCGATCCAGAATCGATCCAATGAACGGAAGCCGCTTTCACTGCATCCGCTAAGCCTGGAGGAAGCGTTTGGTGCAGCCCTACAAACCGGGCCGCCCCCTAAATCAGGGCGAAAACAGCCTGTGGATAAGTCGCCCAAAAAGGGGGAGCGATCCTCGCGGACAAAATCCAAACGCGAGGAATAAGCCACGACGGTTAGAGCCTATCGCGATCAAAAACATGGGGCCGCCTCGCCTTGCCTCAGAGCGGCAAAGATGGCGACGGCACAGGGCCTTATCGTATGTGGTTTGTCAAGTGCATAATTCCGTCTGATTTTACTCTAACCGGAGCGCGGTCTCATGTCTATATCCGATGAGCGTCTAGGGGCGATCTTCCGCAGTTTGGCAAAAAAATGCCGCATAGCTGAAAAGGACGCCATCCCGGCGCGCGTTGCCCATCGCGATTATGTGGCTGGCCTCCTTGATGATATCGCGGCGCGCATTGAGGCTGAAGAGGAAATCGATGCCGTTCCCGCCGCCGATATCATTTTCAGTTGGGACGGCGCGGTAACAATGAGCGAGTTAGAAATTCTGGCGCAGCGCACTCTGGGCGCAGTTATTGTTCGGCCAGCGTTTTCAATTCCGCAAACGCGTCCCGCCACATCATTTCGTCCACCGGCGGCGCTCGCGGTTCTCGTTGTCGCGTTCATGGCGCTGGGTGCGGTCGCACCTTCCCATGGCCGTGAACTCTATCCCGGCCAGTATGCCCAATACAGTCCCGAAGAGCGCGCCTGGTTCAAGGGCGTGCGCTCGCCCAAGGGCATGCTGTGCTGCGATGTGGCGGATGGCCACCGCACGACCTGGCGGGCAGGACCCGATGGCTACGAGGTGCCGATCGCCGACGATGCCGGCACCGTGCATTGGCGCCCGGTGCCGCCAGATGCCCTGGTCGAAAACGCGGACAATCCGACCCACGACGCGATCGTGTGGTATCGCGATTACGGACCGCAGTTTCCCGATGATACGGAGCGGTATCTGATCCGGTGCTTCGTGCCGGGCAACGGGGCGTAACTCATGACATGTATTTTTCGTTTTGCTGCTTTTGAGATCGGTGACTTTTTGTCCGCTTCTGCCAACTGACTTTGGAGTGCTTCAACTTCTGTCTTGCGGCGCAGATCGGCTGCATCTGCGTCGCCCTGGCGTTGGCGGACGCCGCCGCAGATCCGAGCCGGCCGAAGGTGATGCTGGCGCCGGCAGTCCAGATCGGGAGGGCCGCGTGAAGCGCAGCAACGAGTACGGGTGGAACCGCTGGTTCGCGTGGTATCCGATCCGGCTATATGCGTGCGGGCGTATGGGAAGACTGGTTTGGCTCCGTTGGATCGAGTATCGACACTGCGGCGCCGTCGCGCCTAACGGAGACTTGACCGACTACTGGGAGTACCGCGCGCTATGATGGCCTTCGTCGTTGGTGCTATCGTTTTCGTATCGACTTGCTTGATCGCTCTGGTCGCTATTTTTACGGCCGAGATAGTGGCGCCTGGCGTGCCTGATAGCGCCGCCATGAATGTGGCCGGCATGGCTCTCGCTGTCGGACTAGTATTTGCAATACTGATCGCTGCGTCACACTTTTATTTGTCGATACCATATTGGTAAAACTATGACCGCGTACTGGAATTGCAGCGAGGAGGAGATCGATGCAGCGGTCTCTGCTTACTACAATTGTACCGAGAGCGCCCGCGAGAAGATGCGCGCCGCGTTGACGGCCGCCAAGGATATCGACACCACCAGCGCTGAGGAGAAAGCAGTCGAGAGAGCGGCAGTAGTCGTTTGGATGTGGGTACGGCACTGGTGGGAACCACGCGGTTGGAGCAACGTACCTGTCAGCAAGAAGGGTTACTGCCGTCTAATAGCTTGGGCGGTGTTCGCGACGCTGAAACGCACAAACGAAACTGCAAACCAAGAGCCGCCCTCGTTGGGGTGGCGTTAGAAAAAGGAAAGCTAAATGGCAATCACTCTGGAAGCTAAGCTGTCAAGGCATTCGCCGCCAAGACCGGAGCACGGTTCGGGGCGCTTGGTGGCAGGGTCGTCGTTGTGATCTCGACCATGAACACTGTAATTCAGCGGAGAACCCAATGCAGATGATCGGTGAAGTAATCTTCGTCCTCATCGCCCTGGTATTCATGGGCTTCGTATGGTGGGCAATCAGCGACAAACTGTGGCCAATGATCACGCCATATGTCAAGGAACCGTTCGTGACTCTGATCGTGATCGTCTTTGTCTTTTTATTGATCGTCATCGTCGTGTGGGCCATCGTCTCCCTTCTGGCGGTAGCGGGGGTCCATGTTCCATTCATCCCGTCCGGACTGCTCGGAAAGTTTTGACATGAACATGAATCCGCTCACCTGGAACGTCAACGAAACTTCGGCGGCGGGAAGGAACGTCTTGAGCTACGTCGCAGGCGGCGTCACCGTGCTCGCGGCATGGGGACTATTCTCGCAGCATGATGCCGCCGAGATAACGACGAATATCGATCTGGTCTGGAATGGCATAATGCAGGCCGCCAAAGGCATCGCCGGCCTCGCGGCAGTCGTCGTGCCGATCTACACTGCGCTGCGCGCCGCGCACAGTGCCAGCCCGTCCGAACAGGCGAAGGCCGTCGCCGGCCTGCCGTCAGCGGAAGTGAAGCAAGCGCTCGCCACTATCCCTGATACCGCCGGCCGCAACAAGATCATCAACGCCACTGCCGAGTTGCCGGAAGTGCGGGCCATCATCGGACCCGAATCCCTGGCCAAAATGACCGAAAGCGACAAGATCGTCTCGACGCCTGCAAAGGCGGAGACTTTGCCGCTCGCCGTCCCGAGAACAACATAATTTCCAAAGAGGGGTGAGATGCTGAAACTCGGCAAGAAAGTCGCTCGCGTAAACTCCGTCAGTCTCAAGTTTGGCGCGTTTTTCGATGCGACCGCGCTGCCAACGCCACCGCCCGTATTTGGCAAGCCTGGCCTCGTCACGCGCTGGGGCATGTTCGCCAATGACCAGGTTTCCGACTGCGTGTTCGCGGGCGCGGCCAACGAGACGATGCTGTGGCGGGCATGGGGCGGCGCGCCCATCCCTGCATTCACGGATGATACGGTGCTCGCCGATTACGCCGATGCGACTGGTTACAGACCCGATCGACCCGACACCGACCAGGGCGCCGACCTGCAAGAGGCGGCGAGCTACCGCAGGAAAACCGGCATCGCAGACGGCAACGGAGTTCGCCACAAGATCGACGCCTACCTGGCGCTGCACCCCGGCAATATCGACGAAATAGCACTCGCCACGTTTATGTTCGGCATCACCGGTATCGGATTGCAACTACCGACGAGCGCGATGGACGAGTTCGATAATGCCGAACCCTGGAGCAGGCGCGGGTTGACAGTCGAAGGCGGCCATTACGTGCCGTGCGTCGGGCGCAACAGCGCCGGCAACTTCCTGGTCGTGACGTGGGGACGCCTCCAGGCAGTCACACCGGCGTTCCTTCTGCGATGCATGGACGAGGGGATCGCCTACCTGTCGTTCGAGCAGATGGGCGGGATCGTAAACCCACGGGGCTTCGACGAGGCGCAGCTGCGCGCGGCGCTGGCGAAGGTGACGGCATGATGGTGCCGCCGGCTTCATAGGCGCCACACAATAAAAAGGGAAATCTGCCATGACCACGAAACTCGCCACCGTCGCTGCAATCGCCGCGCTCTCGCTTGGCGGCTGCGCCTCCACCGGCACGTCCTCGTTCGTGCCGTCCTCTGTCGTGTCGTCTGTCGCGTCGATTGCCGCGAAGGTCCAGGCGGCGGCCGCCACGGCATGCAGGTTCGCTCCGACAATCGCCTCAGCCGAAGCCGTGATTGGGCAGTTCACCGACATCTCGGCCGCCTCGTCATTCGTTAACGAGGTCGCGAATCTGATCTGCACCGCGGCGCCGCCGGCCCCGCCCGCCGCGCTTGGCATCCGCCATGGCGTCCGCCATGGAGCACGATACGGGGCGCCGGTGAGCTTCGACGTGCGCGGTGTGACCGTCACGGGCAAGTTCGTCCGCTGATGGACTGGAATCTGATCGGATTGTTGATGATCGCCATATGCAACGCGGCGACGGCATTCATGACGTGGCGCCACGGCATATTGCTGGCGACAACGAGCAGGGACATCAACCTCATCGAGAAGGCGACCAACAGCATGAAGGATGAGTTGGTTAAATCGACGGCTGAGGCGGCCCACGCCATTGGCGAGTTGAAGGGCCGCGCCGATCAAAAGAAGGATGACGCCCCACATTGAGATCCTGAACTCAGCAGCTTCGCGCCGCCGTCCGCCGCCCCGTCAGAGCCTTTCCTCCCGAAAAGATTTACCCCCGCCCGGCTGTGCCGCGGCGGGGTTTTTTGTTTCCTATGACGCCTCATAGGGCTCATAGCGCTTGCGCAGCCGCAACTATGTGCATCAAACGAGAAAAGCACTGGCACGGCGGGCCGCCGATCACGCCGCTTCGGCCTCGCCGAAAATCTTGACGCTGACGCGCCCGCTCGAAGCCCGTCCCCATTGCTCTTCGATCTTGATGACGCCGCCCTTCATACGTGCCTTTTGCTCGGCAGGCGACAGGGCAAGCCACGCCTCGGTCTGCACGACGGGGACCCTGCCCTTGAACTCGGCGGCGACGGCGCCGGACGCGCTGACATAGTCGCCGTTCGGAAATGTCTCTTTGAAGGGCTCTCCGGCGTCGGTGGCGATCACCTTCAGGCGCGCCTCGATGGCGGCCATGCGGGCGACCTTCGGTGCGACCTCGCGCTTGATGGTGCGGGCGCGGCGCGGCGGCTGGTGGTCGTGGCCATGGGATTCCCCAGGGTGCAAACCCCGGCCCCTGGCGGGGGATACGCGTGGGGACGCGGATGGGTGCCAGGGGCCGGGTACGCAACAACCGGGGAATAGCACGGGAAGGTTAAAAGTTCCTGACGGGCCGGTCAAGTCGGCCTCCCGAGCCACTTTGCTGCGCTCATATCGCGCTTTCGGTCCGGCGCGCCGGATGTTGCTGCGCGAGATAAGCGGCGAGCCCACTCAGCATGGCGAACTTCTCGCGCTTTCGGTCCGGCGCGCCGGATGTTGCTGCGAGTTTGGCACCTCCGACGCCCACACGTTTCCCGGTCACACTCGCGCTTTCGGCCCGGCGCGCCGGGCGTTGTTGCGGATCAAACGCACCGACGCTGAGCGCGGGCGAAAGGTGGCTCGCGCTTTCGGCCCGGCGCGCCGGGCGTTGTTGCCGTGCGCCGGCGGCGGCTCTCCCTTTTCGGCGGATCATCGCCTCGCGCTTTCGGTCCGGCGCGCCGGATGTTGCTGCCACTTGACGCCGGGAGACCGTAGTTCTTCGTCTTACGGAGCTCGCGCTTTCGGTCCGGCGCGCCGGATGTTGCTGCGCGTAAGCTTCTTGCCGCAGCTTTTCCATCGCTTCCGCTCGCGCTTTCGGTCCGGCGCGCCGGATGTTGCTGCCCCGCGGACGACACAGCCTTGTGCCCGCTTAGGCCACTCGCGCTTTCGGTCCGGCGCGCCGGATGTTGCTGCCACGATCAATGAGGAACTGACCGCCGCGCTCCGCGAGCTCGCGCTTTCGGTCCGGCGCGCCGGATGTTGCTGCCGCATGGCCGCAACGGCATGTTTCCATTTGCATTTTCCGCACGTTTTCGAGCGGTGCCGCAAAATCCACAATGTCAAACAGCAAGGGCCAAAGCCCCAAACCAGAACTAGTTACCATCACTTGCTATTTCGTCCGCGAGCGCGACAGGCGAAGCTGTTTTGCCTCTTGCATCACCAGTCTCGGCGCCGCCAGGCGCCCGAGCAGCCGCAACCGCATCGCCGTCAATACTGCGCGGGCCGCACCCAACTGTATGTTGCACAGCGCCACGGCCGGCCGCAGCGTCGATTTGTCGTCGCTGTCGATCGGCATTGTTGCGAGATTGGCGCGGATGTTGACGGCATCGTCGAACGCCGCCTGCGCCATGGCAACGGCCTCCTCCATGCCGGCCAGCTCGCGCCTGATTGACGGGTCGCCGTCACGCATTGGCCAGCTCCCGCACGGCGCGGCGGCTTAGGCGGCGAACTTCCCTGGCTGCGCCCTTGAGCGCGCCGCTGATGGCAATCTTCGGCGTCTCATCCTCGATGATCCGACACTCGATGCCGGACTCCGCCGCCTTGTATTTCAGCATCTGGATCGCCAGCGACGGGGCCAGGGACAACACGGCCCTGTTGATGCGAGCCACATCGCCGACAGCGGCACCTGGCGCGGCGCGAGTACCGCGCCCGGTTGAGGTCATCGCCTTGATCTTGGGCGCCACCACGATAATCGAGGAGGCTCGCGCGACCAGGCGCGCCGTCCACACGTGCAGCGCGTTGCGCCGCTTGCGTGCCGCCCGCGCAAGATCGGCGGCGATGGCGTCGCGCTGCTGGCGCATCGCTTCGCGCTCGGCCTCGGTCAGCCGCTTGCCGCGCGGATAGGCGAGATCGCAGGCGCGCTTCCTGGCGTCGGCGGCCTCGCAGATCGCCTGCGCGTCGATCAGCTCTTGCGGCGTCTCCGGCACATTGTCGACGAGCGCAAGGCCGTCGAGCAGATCGAAGCGCACCTGCATCGGGCGAGACCCCGCAATCCGGCGTGGCGCCACCGCCATGGCCGCAGATGCCGTCCAGCGCCCGTCGCGGTGGCGAATATCGACATCGGTCCATTCGGCAACTGAGGCTGCCGGCTTGCCCATCGCCCAGACCGGCCCTACTATTCCCTTGATTGTCACGATCCAATTGCGGGGGCCGCTCTTGCGCGCATGCCCGTTGACGGTGCCGTGCATGTCCGGATCGTAGGGCGCGAACGAACAGCCGGACACGCAGCGATGCGGGACGGCGAGATTCCGGTGCGTCGTCTTGTAGTGCGGATAGCCGGCCGCTTCGCCGTTCTTGAGGCGGCGGAAGAAGGCGGCGAAGGCAGCGCCAAGCGAGGTCGCGACGCGGCGCGGCACCCAGGTCGAGAGATCGCGCCACTCCGGGCATTCAGCGCGCAGCTGCGAAATCCAGCCGCCCATGTCGAACTCGCTCGGCATGTCGTGATTTCCGCAGAGCACGACCTTGCCGGCACCCTCGCTTGCGGCCGCGCAAGCCGCGCAATGAAACACATGGGCACCCTGGCAGCCGCGGCGGTAGCGGGTTTCGCACATTTCGAGCAACGCGTTCCATAGCTGGCCGCACATTACGGCGTGCCGGCGCAGCGTTTCTTCTTGCGCGAGCGTCGGATAGAGCGCCCATTCGTAGCGGCGCGTCACGCCATCGACCGGTCTGGTTCGCTTCTTCATGGTTCACTGCACCTCAATGCCGAAGGACATGCCGCCATCGGTGGCACCGTTGCGCCAAGCCTGGGCAAGGAGGATCTGATGGCTCACTTTGTCTTCTCCGCAGCGTCGGTCTTTCGCAGCGCGCGGATGGCGGCGGCGATTTCGTGCGCCATATCGGAAGCGCCGATCGAATAGTAACCCTCGCCCCGCGACGTGGTTCGTTCGTCCGCCACCTTCGCGCAGCGCTCGATCGTCTTTGCCTCGATGGCGTCGATCTGATCATTCCACTCGCGGAATCCCTTTGGGAGCGAGGCAAGATACTCCGCCGCTGCGAGCGCGGCGCGGGCGGCTTCAAGGTAATAAGCGCGGGCTTTCAACAGCTCGTCGAACGGCGCAAATTGGCCGCTAATTTCTCGGCACCTATGCTCGTAAATCGCCTTCGCCGCCGCATCAACCTCTGCTTCGCTTGGCATGGCGAGTCCTCACAACATCCGCATGTCGAACGAAACCTCTCTCCGCCCGTGCTGACGGCCGCCGCGCGGCGCTCGCAGCCCAGCCGGCGGCGTAGTTCGATCTCCTCGTGAACATCGAGCGTGCCGGACTGGACCGTGTCGCGGACGAAGCGGCACGACGCGCCACCGCAAACCAGCTTCCCTGCCCATGGTTGGTTCCATGCCTATCCGGTTGCGTCCCACGCATACCTCCTATGCGATCTATCCGGTTGCCACCCACAACTCCCCGTGCCATATTGAGGGCACAGGACGGATGGACCGGACTGGTTAACGGAGAAGACAGATGACCTACCAACTCCAAGGCTTCCAAGGTTCCACAGAGCGCGGCTACGACGCGGAGCGGACTGCCGAGACGCTTAAGGATGCCCGCAAAGAAGCCAAGTACATGCTCTCGGAAGAGTACCGCCGGGCCTCTGAGGCGAGCAGCAAGTTGGCAACGGTCCAGATTTGGAAGGATGGGGCGCTGATCGACGAGGTGGGGGCGTAAGCCCCCAAGCTCGCCATGGTAAAGACCTGCAAAATCGAGGTTGAGGTTTGCGTAGACCGCAGAGTCGTCAAATCGAGGGTGTGGCCCGAATGCGACATCATGAAAACGAGCCCGTCGAGGGCCTGGGCAACGCGGCAATTCAACAAATTTCTGAGTGATTTTGGCGGCTGCGATATCGGCCGCGACAAAATCATCTCGGTTCGGTGGACGGCTATTTACCCCGAAGAAACCGGAAGAGGCCGGATGCACGGCTACCTCGGGGGCGTTAACGGCAAAAAGCTTGCTCGAAGCGGCATATTTGAGGATTGAGCCATGGAACCGAAGCAAATCAAACGCTTGGCGCGCCTGCTCAAAAGCATTGACCGCGTGCTTGTCCAGATGGGGCACCCCGATTTGCGTGAACTGATCGAGGCTTGGAATGGTCCCCCGAACATTCGCGAGAACCTCGCGGATTTCGCTGGCTGGCAGGAAGCTAAATTGCGCAGAGCGGAAGATGCGGCGGCCGTCGCCAAGGCAACAGGTCTTTAAGCCATGTCCCCCGTCACCCACGACATTCACAAATGGGAACATCTGCCGTTCCCCAAGTCCTTGCCGCAGTTCCAAAAACTGTTCCCGGACAACGCAGCGTGCGCCCGCTACCTTGAAGGGGCGCGCTGGCCCAAAGGCTTTGAGTGCCCACACTGCTTTGAGAAGGGCGAGCCGTTCCGTTTCGAGGCGCGTCCGGGCGTGCTGCGCTGCCGCAAGTGCCGCCGCGATACGTCCTTGACGGCCGACACGATCATGGAGCGGACGCATTCGGCTCTGACAACGTGGTTCTGGGCAGCCTACCTCGTTTCGAGCATGACGCCCGGCATGTCGGCAGTGCAGTTCCAGCGCCAGCTTGGCTTGACCCGATACGAGACGGCCTTTCAAATCCTGCACAAGCTGCGGGCTGGTATGGTGCGCCCTGACCGGGATAGCATTGGCGGTAATCTGGCACGCGGCGACCACGTCGAGGTTGACGAAACTTGGGTCGGCGGCGCTACCCGTGGCGAGGGCCGGGGCGTTCATAATCAAACGCTGGTAATCGGCGCGGTTGAGGTTCGCCAGCGACCGCCCAAGAAGGGCGACAAGCCCGAACGGCGCGGGGGCCGGTATGCTGGCCGCTTGCGTCTGGACGTGGTGCCAGACCGAACGGCTGAGTCGTTGTGCGGCTTTGTCGAGCAAGCGGTGCAGCCGGGCGCAATGGTTATCACGGACGCGGCCCCGAGCTACTTCGGGCTTGGCAAGCTCGGCTATGCCCACCTTCCGGTGGTCGAAGCCAATGACCCGAAGGTGGCCGAAGAATACCTGCCCATCATCCACTTGGCGTTCAGCAACCTGAAAAGCTGGCTTCGCGGGACACATCACGGCGTTAGCGACAAGCACCTGCAAGCCTACCTCAATGAGTTTGCCTTCCGGTTCAACCGTCGCTTTTACCCGTTCAACGCCTTCCGCTCTTTGCTCGGCATAGGCGCCAATGGCGAGAGCCCGACCTATGACGGGCTCTACAGCGGCGAGTGGAAGCACCCTACGGTTAGTGGTCATGGGTGACAACCGGATAGGCACGGTTGGTTCCATCTGGATTGATCTTTTGGGCCCGCAACGTCGGCGGCATCAGCGCCGGCACGTCGCCCCACAGATAATAGCTTCCGAAACACCACCGCGCCCGCCCCACCCATTTCTGCGCTCCCCGCACGTTCTCCACGATCAGCGGGATATGCCTTCCCGCCGCCGCGCAGGCCTCGCGCTGGATGCGGAAGCGCGCCTCGAACAGCGTGTTGTCGGGGGGCGGCAGCGCCTTGGCGCGCTTCCACGGCATCGCCCGATAGCTGTAGGCTTGGCACGGTGGGCTTGCGACGATTAGCGCCGCATCCTTGAACTGCGAGCCGTGCAGCGTGCGGACATCCTGGATCACCAGTAGGCCGGGATAGCGATGATCGCCGTAGACATGGCGCTCGATGTCGAAGCCGATTACGTCGTAGCCTTCCGCGAGCAGCCCTTCGGCCCAGCCGCCTAAGCCCGCAAAAAGGTCTATTGCGAGCGGTCGCATGGCGCGGCCTCGAACTCTTTCCGTTCCCGCTTGGAATATGTGGATGTTCCAAGCATCGGCGCCTTCCGGCACGTCAGCCGCCCACGGACCCGGTGTATGCTGTCCGCTCATGATCATGCCTCGATACCGTGGTGAGCGACCGGCTTTTCGCCATCCGGCGGTTCCGACCAATGGCCGAGACGCTTAAGTTCAGCTGTCCAGGCTTCGCGCATCGATGCACTGCAATGGGCCATAGCATCGGCCCAGGTCGGCGCGCGGCCGACCATGCTGTTGAAGGTCACCTGGTAGTACAGCGACTGGACATTGTGAGGCTGCGCCGTCGCATGCTTAACCGCGCAGACCTGACACTTGTCGGCCGCCGGCGGCAGGATGTCCCAGGCCGCCGGCTTGTGGGTTTCGCGGCCGGTTGCAAGGTCAACCTCTGTGACCGTGCTCGGAATTTGCCGAATGGCGCGCGGTTGTTTCATGTCCCCCTCGCTCCCCGCCGGAAGTACGGCAGGCCGGTTGCGCGCCCCCGAGTCATGCCGCGGCCTTCGCCGGATCGGCGATCCAGCCCCGCAGTCGCGCCAGCGCCTCCGCATAATCAAGCGCCGCCATGACTTCACGGCGATCCTCTTTGCCGACCCAATAGGCGCGCCCTTCCGCAATCGATTTGTCGCGGCATCCGACGCGCACCCGCAATTCGCCGTCCTGCGTCGCGTAGGCAAAGGCGCCCCAGCCATCGGGAAAGCCGATCTGGACGATACCTTTGATTTTTTTACTGCCGATCAGCGCGCCGGCGAGGTTCGCGCCGGCGAGGTCCGCGCGGGCGAGGTTCGCGCCGTCGAGGTTCGCGCCGTCGAGGTACGCGCCGTCGAGGTCCGCGCCGGCGAGGTTCGCGCGGGCGAGGTACGCGCGGGCGAGGTACGCGCCGGCGAGGTTCGCGCCGTCGAGGTTCGCGCCGTCGAGGTTCGCGCGGGCGAGGTTCGCGCCGGCGAGGTTCGCGCCGTCGAGGTTCGCGCCGTCGAGGTTCGCGCCGTCGAGGTTCGCGCGGGCGAGGTTCGCGCCGGCGAGGCTTGCGCGGGCGAGGTCCGCGCGGGCGAGGTACGCGCCGTCGAGGTCCGCGCCGTCGAGGTCCGCGCGGGCGAGGTTCGCGCCGGCGAGGTTCGCGCCGGCGAGGTTCGCGCCGGCGAGGTTCGCACTGGCGAGGCTTGCGCCGGCGAGGTTCGCACTGGCGAGGCTTGCGCCGGCGAGGTTCGCGCCGTCGAGGCTTGCGCGGGCTTGCAAAGCCCACTTAACCGCCATGCCGAGATTTATCGAGGCGATCTCGTTCTCGGCGCATTCGATCTCGGCGGTTACCTGTACTGCGCCGGTAAATCGGTTGAGAATGTCGAATTTCATCTCTGCCCCTCCGCCGCTTCCGCGAAATTCCGCTTCGCGAGGTCGGCCGCCGTCTTGGCCTTGTGGTGCTCGGCGAAGAACTCGCGAAACACGCGGAGGCGAACTTGCGGCGGCGGCTTCGAGTCGTCGGTTTCGCCGATCCATTTTGGAGTTGCGCGGGGCATTACGCGGCCCTCTTTGCTCTTGGAAACAGGCCCTCGTAATCAATCTGGCACGCCGCACGAGTGCGCCATTTTGGAAGCAGCAGCCGTTCCAGGATATATTCGGCTTCGGCCAAGTTGCGCCCAATGACGGCGTCGTGAAGCTCGCGCGCCGCGGCTATGATGGCGTCGGCAGCGTCGTTTACCGGGCGGCGTCGGCGTTCAAGCTCGGCGACCAATTCCTCGTCGGAAATTTGGTCGGCGATATCGCTGAAATAAATGTCGACATCGACATTCGCGCAAATTGCGCCTCGGTATCGGCCCATCGCCATCACCCCGCGCTCAGTATCTCATCAAGCCCGGCCTGCCCTGGCGCCGGTCCATGATGAGAAGCTCGTCGTTTGGCTCGCCGAGGGCGTCGCAGAATTCGCGCACGGCTGCGGCGCCCTCCTGGAATAGCTTGCGCACGCGCTCGACCGTCGCTTGAAGCTCGGCGTTGAACGCATCGACCGCCGCCGCAAGCGCCGCGATGTAGGCCTCATCGCGATAGGTGCGCTTGACGAAGAGCGGCAGCTTCGGCCAGTAGACCGCGATATCGACAAACTCGCGCTCGGCAATCCAAAGCTGGCCTTGGCACTGCGCCTTGTGCGCCGTGGGGAATTCGTCCTTGAGCAGCAGGTCGATCAGCAGGTGCGGCAGCGCGGTCTTGATTTCGAGAATGCCGTTGTCGCCGATCAGCGAATCGGGCGAACAGCCCTTGGGCCCGTTGACGATCAGCCCGACCTTGGTCAATTGCACGTCGCTCATGAACGAGTAGAAGTCGCGCGCTTCGGGCTCCAGCGCGATGCCTCGCTCCATGTGCCCATTGCAGTAATTCTCCATCGGCTCGCCAGTGATGATCTCGCCGGCGAGCTTGAGCATGTAGGTGCGTCTCGTCTTTGAGGCTTCGCCGTTCCTGCCGTTCGCGAGAACCGTGGCGAATTCCGAGGCCGTGGGGATTCCCATGCGGGCGCGGAACCAGTCGCCACTCCCTTGCTCGCAATCCAGGATTTGCATGGTCATTTGCGCGCCCCGCCTTGCGCGCCCTGACGCGCCCTGAGGGCGGCGACGGCCTGCTCATATTTCGCGGCCGGTACGTCGGATATCGACGGCGCGCCAATCCACTTGAGAAAGGCATCGACGCACTTGGCGGCCGTGGCGAGGCGAGTAAGCTCCGCTGCTTGCTCGTCACTCACCGCTGCGCCATTGCCGATTCCGCGCCCGTCGTCGTCGTTGCGCGCCCCGCCTTGCGCGCCCTGACGCGCCCTGAGGGCGGCGACGGCCTGCTCATATTTCGCGGCCGGTACGTCGGATATCGACGGCGCGCCAATCCACTTGAGAAAGGCATCGACGCACTTGG